GAAAGGGTAATTTAGTCTGCTTTAGATGCGGACACATAAAACAGGAGGAATAAAATTTGAATAATAATAAGAAAAACAAGCAAGCAAGAAATAAGAAAGAGACAACACACCTTTACACTAATAGGAAATGGCTATATGACCGCTATGTAACCCAAAACATGTCTGCTAAACGAATTAGTGATATGTTTGGTGTATCAGTATCAACTGTCATTAGATATATTGAAGTATTTAATTTAGAAGAAAACCCATCAAACTTTCCAGTAGTTAAAATACAAAATTCAGACGCTAAGAAAACAAAGAAAACAAAGAAAACAAAGAAACCAAAGAAGTGGGTTGAAGGTACTAAATATCATAGTAGTAGAATCGCTACTAAATATAAATCTAAGTCATGGCTACTATCTAAATGGGTTGATGAGTGGTGGACTATACCTGAAATGGCTAGTTTTAATGGTGTTAGTGATGGTGTAATTAGATATTGGTTAGATAAATATGGTATATCAAGAGTAGATAGTGAGCGATTTGCAATACGAAATGAGAGATTACCCACTAGAATTACTGACAATACAGAAAATGGTTCAGCGACTGTACTTACTGCTGCAAAAGCAGATGGTGAGGTATCAGTATCAACTGTCTCTGCTAAACAGATTAGTGATATGTTTACAAATATACTGAATCCATATGCGGTTAAGTATGCATATAGTGCAGTTAGTTCTAATGGATTATGGAACTTAGTTAAGTTGTATGAAGACGGTAAACAAGAACCACTTACATTATTACATTACATTGGTTTAATTCAGACTAATGCAGTAGAACACATACTTGCTTTAAACGAGGACTTGGGTCTTAGTAAGGAAGAAGCAAATAATATTATTATGTCTCATCAAGGAGCGATACAATGAGCGAACTATGGACAGAAAAATATAGACCAAGCACATTGAGTGGTATAGTAGGACAGATGAGTTTTGTACTAGATGCAGAACATTGGGTTACTGAATGTAATATGCCTAACGTGCTATTCTACGGTGTTGCAGGTACAGGTAAAACTGCGGCTTCAATTGCATTAGTCAATGAGTTACTTGGAAATAATAAACACGGTAATTTCTTTGAGATTAATGCATCTGATGATAGAAAGTTAGAAACTGTAAGAACTAAAATTAAGGAGATTGCATCAACTAAAGTTATTGGTGATGCTCCATTCAAGATTATACTTCTTGATGAAATGGACGGTATGACTAAGGATGCTCAAAATGCTCTGAAAAGAGTGATGGAAAGATATGCTGATAATTGTAGATTTATCATTACTTGTAACGATAGACATAAGATTATTCACCCTCTTCAATCCCGATGTGCAAACTATCAATTTAAGCGAGTGAACTCAACTAGCATGTTAGATATATTCTTAAAAATCCTTTCTGAAGAAGGACAAACGCAGTATTCTGATGAAGAGTTGCAAAGGTTTATTACCTATTTGCAGGGTGATTTAAGACGTGGGATTAACGAATTACAGGCATCGTCCGCGAGTAATCGTAGCCTACAAAAACAAATAGACAGAAGTTTAGAGCCTTACTCTGAAATAATGAAAATGATAAATGAGAATAAATATGATAATGCTTTAGAGAAGGTGCATAAATTGATTTACGATTCGACAGACATGAAAACTATATGTGTTAATTTACACGATATTATCATAAAGACAGATTCTACCGCGCAGACTAAGTTCAAGTTGCTTAGAGTGGTAGGAGAGGCTGAGTGGAGAAGTAGTAATATGACTCCTAAAGTATTAGCGTCTTGGATGATAGGACAGATGGTTTAATGGAAGGACTAGCACTTTTACTAGGGTTTATTGTATTAAGATTTTTAATGAAATTAGATGGTAGAGGTAGGAGAAGATGGTAATGAGTAAATTAGATATTAATGAAGACGGCGTAGTGGATTTTAAAGATGTAGAACATCTACTACTACGCTATGAAATTATAGCGTTGGGAGGCGCGTTACTGATAGTGCTTCCCGTATTAAATACGTTAGATTATATCAGTGTAGATTCCAATTTCTTTTGGATATTGTGTGGCTTAGTTATGCTGACAGAAGGAATGGTAGAAATAAAACATGAAAAAAAGCGAAAGCGAATAATGGAGGAAAATAAAAATGAAAGAAAATGAAATAAATGAAATGATAGCGAAAACGGCATCTGCAATCGGGTTAACCGAAGCAGAAGCACTGGTGAAGTTTGGTGACATATGTCAGAAGAACAACATTAGTGTAGTAGAGGAAGGCATGTTGTGTCTTAATTTGTGGAAAGAGTTCTACAATAGTGCATTAAGAGCACAAAAGAACAGCATGAATACAACTGCAACAGCAAGCAGTGGTGGATTCTACAAACAAGCATTTGGTTTCTTTGCTTCCCTAGATGAAGCAAGAGATATGTTAGCACGAAAGAATGAAACAGTAGTTTCTGATTATAGAAGAGATAAAGATACATCTTTTTCTACTGGTCAAGTAGCGGTGTTTACAGAACTTGAAGGTAAATATGAAGGAAGAATGATGAGAGATGGTGAAGAGTTAGTTAAGTTAATGGCTAAACTTCCTGTTAACCATACCGATATGGAAGATGGAACATACATCACTCCCCTCGATACAAATGATGCTGATTGGAATAAAGCAAGATACGGCAAACCACTGGCTGTTTCAGAATGGAGACGCTCAGGTGTATTCATTGGTGAAGTAGAAGGTAAGTTTGGTAAGTTCTTCTTTAATTACAAAGGAGAATCTTCGAAAGAGTTCACACCTAAGACCTTTGAGTTTGTACACTTTGATTGTATTCTTAACTCAAACGATGGGACTAAGATACACGGTGGGAAAGCAAAGACACTAGAATCCCTTGTTATGAATAGTTCTCTTGCTGACGATGACTCTCGTAAAGAGGATACATCAGACATAAACATGCAAGATGTTTTAATGGAATACAGTGAGTCTAACTTCTGTCCTATTGTTGACTTAGGTCAAGCACATAGTATGGTAATGGATAAAGAGTACAATGATAGGTTTGTATTTACTGATGGGGATGTTACAACTGTTAACATGAACCAAACTAAGAACGGTAATAGGTACTTCGTATTGGCTGACTTCAACTCAGAGTTTTCTCTAGATGATGACAACCTAACTTGTTGGACACCACCACATATCGGAATTGATTTCGGTATTGGGTCTAAGGTTGTAGTAGTTGGTAGGACTTCCCAAGGTACAGATGATGAAGGTAATTTAAGACCTATCTCATTAAATGTTAACGGAATTTTTGTAACTAAGGCTAGGGGTGGAAACCCTGACGAGATAACCCATATAGAAGATGATTCTGATGGGTTTGATGACTGGATGCCAGTCTGATTACTTAACCGTGTAACCATGCACTAATTGTTGGGCATAGAGGTGCGAAGCCTCTAACTTTTTAAAAGGAGATAAAAATAAATGAAAGGATATTATAATGAATATAGCATAACCAGTTACGCAAACGATGACGAAATAATACACGGTCAATCGTATGCGATAAGAGTAAGTAACATTGATTTTGTTACTTGGAAACCTAACAACGAAATACGAAGTGAGATTTGGATGAAATTACATACTAAATCAGGTAAAGAAATACGAGTTAAGGTAGACATAGATGGATTAAATGAGATACTAGCAACAGTTGGTAATGATTTAGTTCAATTTAAAGAAATAAATAAATCGAGGAATAAAAATGAGTTGGAACAAGGAAAAAGATACAACAATTAAGACGTTTGAAGAAAGAAAGAAAGAAAGACTTGAGATAATTAAGCACAAGTCAAAGATAGCACAGTCATACATGTGTTTAGGTATTTGGGGTGAACCTAAATCCGCTAAATCAGGTATAGCATTAGATATATTAACTGATGAAGACATTGAGAACGGCATGAAAGTATATGTCTTCGATTTTGACAACAGGGCTATTGATGTTAAAAGAAATCACTATGATAATATAGATAATATTATTGTTGACAACCCTATTGTGAGAAAGGGAGATAGTCTAGTTGATTTCGATGCTACTATGATGAACGCAAGAACCTTTTATGAAATGGCTTTAGAGTGTTTAGAAGAAGGTAAACTGAAAGCAGTAATTGTAGATGGTGCAGATAAACTTCTAACCGATGTTTGTGAAACTAAAATGCGAGAAAAGCATGGATTAGATGCTGATACTGTAATGAAAGCAGCACCTTATGTTTGGGGAGATAGAAATACTCCATATAAGAACTTCTTACACAAGCAAATCTTAGAAATGGATTGTCATAGGATTGTGATAGCGCATTCAAAGGATAAGTATGCAGGAAACCCTACACCAATCGGCACTATCGCTAATTGGCATGATTCAACAGAAGACATCTTTACTGCTACAATAAGAACGCAGCGAGACTTAAGAAAAGGTGGTGCGGAATACACAGCACTGTTTGAAGCAAGTGCTAGAAAAGCCGAACTAATCGGAACAAGAAGAAAAGTATTATCAATTAAAGATGGTACTGTAACTTGGACTGGTGTAGTTGAACTAAAAAACGGTGAACTTTAAGGAAGATAATAATATGGTAATGACAATAGAAATAGAAGTAAGTGAGTTCCAAGACTTGATAGAAAGTGTTGCGTTGAAAGGTAAATATAATAGTGGAGACACTACTAAGAATGGTCAGTTGAGTAATTATGCTTGGCTTATCAGTGATGGTGAATATCTTCACGCCTACAATGCTGACACTACAACCATATGTGCTGCAAGAGTTCAGAATGAAGGTATTGCAACTGCTTCTTGGATAGTTGATATTGAGAAGACAGTAAAATATCTTAAAGCGTTTAGTGGTGAAGTAACATTACTTGTTGGGGATTACTTAACAATATCACATGAAACTACTACTGCTAAAGTACCGTTAGTTTCGGAACATCCCCACAATGATTACATTGGTAGGATTGTTACATTTACTAATGATATGAGAAGCGACAACCCTTCTTGGGGTGATGGGCTACCTATCTTTGGTACAACTCAATTTGAAGCAGAGATAATAGTATCAGAAGATGAGTTAAAGAGAGTAAGTTCTGTATGTGATGCAGTTAATATTGCTAGATATAAGTTTGAGTTTAATAGTACTGAAGAACCTGATGATACTTTAGTAATGTCAAGTACTAAAACAATGAATGAAACTATTGACACTAGTGTAGCGTTTACTATTGCAGAAGGCGATAGTGCTACTGTTGAGTTTAATGGACAGTTTGCAAAGTTCTTGAATGGTGCAGTCAGACTGTACCTCAAGGATGATGCCCCTGTTCTTTTCGTAACAACAAACAGACTGCTGTTGAAAGCACCATATCTCAGCAGGTGAGAAGAGGAATTATAATGATAATATGTAAAACAGAAAATGGAATAGGATTAAGATGGAGGGAAGGAGATGAGATACAAAGTAAGATTGTGTCTCACTCCGACTTTCAACCTTACATGTATGCCGATAACGCACACTCAACCTTACCATTTACTTTCAGTTGTAAAGACCATTTGGGTACATTTAATATTAAAGTAATGTTTGAAAGAACAGAAGAGGTTAACTTGAATGGTGATATGCTTCACAAAGTAACTTGGCAACCTAGACACCCTAAATATGCTAAAGATGTAAGGTTAGTTCTAGAGGCTAGAGGATTGAAAACCTATGAAGGTGACGTTCAACATCATTACAGATATGCGGTTGATGAGATTGAAGAAATACCTGAGCAGAACTTGCGTAGATGGTATTGGGATATGGAATGGCAACAAGGTGGTAAG